ACAGAATGATACAACAGCTTATTGGACCTATTGTTAACCTTGTTGGTGGGCATCTTCAGCGCAAGTCAGAAGAAAAGAAAGCTGTTCATGAACGCAAGATGGTAGCTATACAGCAGGACGCTAACTGGGAAAACATACATGCAAACAATGCGGCTAACTCATGGAAAGACGAGTGGTTTACGATCTTGTTTTCAGTGCCTTGTATTCTTGCGTTCTTTCCTAGCATGGTTCCTGTAGTAATGTCTGGCTTTGAAGCATTAGATTCTATGCCTGAGTGGTACAAAGGTTTCTTGGGTGCTGCTGTTGCAGCTTCATTTGGGCTACGTGGTTTAGCTAACTGGAAGAAGTAATATGGCGTTACGACCTACAAAAGGAATGCTTACTAGCGGATCTAGCTACCCTACTAAAGGATTGCCCGGAGAAACTGATCCGTTTGATCCTAATGCACGGACTACTACTTCTTCTTTTGGTGATGATCCTTTTGAACAACCTGAATTTGCAGAAATAGTAGATGATTTTGCAGACAGAAGCGATAGAGAGTTTGAATCATTTGTAAACAATACTTTACAAGAAGAGGAGTTTCAAAAATTTATTAGGGATAATTTTTTAAGGTCTGACGAAACCGAAGAAGATCCCAGAGGACCAGTACCAGAAGTTAATATTGACGAAGATGTTTTCCAGATGATTTTGGACAGCATCCTTGGTCGTGCTAATGATATTCCTCCAGAAATTTTAGGAGATGACTCTAGACTTCGTAGTTATCTTTTAGAAGAGCTTCCTGTTATATATCAAGAATCTGTTACTAATGCACAAGAAATAGCAGATGTTTTATCTTCGGGGGATATTGAATCTTTAGAAGAAATAGGAACTCCTGATCCATTAACTCTTATGGTTCTTGAACAAGGGGCTATGCAGTTTGCTAGCGGTCCTGTTTCTACAGCAACACCCCCCGGAAGAGATGAAACACTTGTAATCACAGGTGGCGCTGGTGTATCTGTAACAACAGAAGACATTTTAAAGACAGGTGGTAGAATCTTTGGAGAAACCGTACAAGTAGCCCAAAGAGATACGGACGGTAATCTAGTATTAGACGCAAACGGAAATCCTATTCTTTACGACGAATACCAACCCGGTATTTTAGATGCTATGGTTCCTTTTATTCCGGGCATATCTCTTCCTGACTGGATGCCTTCTGCTGGCGTTATCTTTTTGCCGACAGTGGGCGAAGCAATAAACAAATTAGAAGAAATAGTAAGAGACTCTGGTCTTTCAGAAGCACTAGAAGAAGGCGACTTTGGTCAAGTTTTAAATGAACTTGGTGGGATTATTGTTGATGCTGGTTCTTCTGCTGCTGATGTAATTCAAAGTAAAATTGACGATGTTATAAGTCAAGTTACTGGCGCAATAACAGATCCTACAAAAGCGGGTAGTGTCCTTGGTGGGATTATTGGTGCAACATTCCCGTCTATTCCTAGTTGGTTGCCTCCTCTTATTACTGACCCTCGTGTTTATGGTGCAGTACGTGGTGTACTTACACAAAACTTCAGCACTCCTGAAGACCAGTTTCCTCCTATAAACGAAGAGATAGAAACTGACCCAACCCTTATGTTTACCAACAGGGGTAACAACTACTTTGTAAGCAGTGAAGGTGATGAGTACTTCCAGTTAGCTGAGAGTGAAGACCTTGACTTTGAATTAAACGGTCAGTACACCAGAGATCAACTAGACAATACTGGTTTAGAAACCATAGGCTCTGGTACGTATCAGTCATTAATAGATGACCTTTCGTTTCATGCACTAGAAGAAGATATCTATCAGTACTCTCTTGAGGACTTAAGAACCCGCTATGAAGAAGAAGGCGGTATAATTCCAGGTGATTGGAAAGAGATGGACGATGAGTCAAAGTATGGTTTTTTACTAGATGACTACTTTGAGATTCCTACACAAGTTTCAGACCCTGATAGAGGAGAGCCGCCAACTGAACCTGAGCCGCCTGTAACCGTACCTGAACCGGAGCCTGAACCACCTATAGATCAGCCTGAGCCAGAACCTGAACCTCCTGTAGATCAACCAGAACCTGACCCTGACCCAGAACCACAGCCAGAACCAGAGCCAAGCCGAAGCGACATAGAAGGTTTGTTTGCTGATTTCCTAGAACAACTTGATACAGAGTTTACAGGGCAGCAAGACCAGATAAACACTATTATCAACAACTTTGTTGAGACTCTGCCTGACTTTGACGCAATGCCCACAATGGCTGACATTGCAGAGTACTTTGAAATTAATGGCGTTACACTGTCACAACAGAACTTTGACCGTATACGTGAAGAGTTGTCTAATGCTGGTTATCTGACACAGGAGCAGTTAACAGAAGCTTTACAGGGTGTTGCTACTCCTGAACAAGTACAACAGGCTATTGAAGGTGCTGGGTTTGCTACACCAGAGCAGGTAATACAAGCACTGGCTGAAGCAGGTTACGCTACTCCAGACGACATTACTACTGCTTTAGCTAACTCTAACCTTGTTACAGAAGATCGTATGTTACTTGCCTTAGGAGAGGCAGGGTACGCTACGCCAGAACAAGTAGAACAGATTGTAACCAACGCTGTTTCTAATATTGTTATACCTGAAGGCGCTACTACTGAAGAAGTAAGGCAGTTAATACAAGAAGCTGTTAGCGGTTTACCTGCGGGTATATCTTTAGACGACGTAAGTGGTGTAGTCAACGAAGCAATAGCTAATATAGACTTCCCGCCTAGTTTATCTAGTGATGACGTTAGAGGCATTGTAGACAGCTTTGGGTTTGCTACTTCTACTGACGTACAAGCTGGCTTTGATGATCTTAACGACAGATTCGACGACGCTGTTAACGGTCTTGCTACACAGTTTAGTGATCAAGAAGCAGAATTTTTAGCCAGTATTACTGGTCTTGAGGCATCGTTTATACAGTCACTAGCATCTGTAGAAGGTGGTCTTAGTACTGAACTAGAAATGCTAGGCACTGATATTATATCTTTGCAACAAAACGTAGCAGGAAGATTTGATGAGTTTGAGCAGACTGTAGGACAACAACTTACACAGGCCGAACAAGACCGTATTAGAATTGAGCAAGGTTTATACAATGCGTTGCAACTTCAGTCTCAAGGCCAAGCCGTAGAATTAGATGAAGCCGAAGCTAGACTGTTAGCAGAAATTACAGGTGGTGATGCAGCACTACTACAAGAAATGTCTTCACAAACAGGAGCCTTAGAAAATCAACTAACATCTCTTGGTCTTAATTTAAATACAGTGCAACAAAACTTAAGCCAAGACATTAGTGACTTACAAGAATTTACTGGTTTTGGTTTTTCTGAGGCAGAGCAACAACGTCAGAATTTACAACAAGCTCTTATTGTTGCTAACGCAGACATTACTCAACTAAGCTCTGATATGTTTGCTCAGTTTCAGGCTCAAAATGAAAATGTTGAGGAACTGTTTGAGGGAACTGATGTAAATATTGAAGCACTTCAACAGGGTCAAATTAGTCAAGCCCAAGCGTTGGCACAGTATGCGGAAAGTACAGATGTTCGGTTAGGTCTTGGCGAAGACCAGCGTGAAGAAATACTAACACGACAAGAAGAGTTTGAACAGATATACGGTGAAGGACAAGCAGAGTTACAGGAGCAAATACAAACTGGAAATGTTGTTACTGCTTTAGCTGCTAGTGGTATGTTTGGGGGCGGCGGTGGAGGCGGTACTGCTAGAAGACCTTACGAAGAATTTATGAAAGGTATTACGTACCGTCCTAGAGAAGCACCAAAGCTTGCTATTAAAACGCCAGCAATAGACTACAACGAAGAAGCACAACAATTATTAATGCGTACCCGTAGACGAGGAATGTTGGTATGACGTATCTTAACTTAATGAATAATGTATTGCGTCGCTTACGTGAAGAAGAAACTACTTCAGTCACCGGTACTACTTACGTTAAAATGGTAGGTGACTTTATAAACGATGCAAAGAAGCTAGTAGAAGAGGCAACTGATTGGTCTGCTTTACGTGACACTATTGTAGTAACTACTGCTGCATCAGATAATAGTTATTCACTAACTGGCAGTAGCGACAATGTAAAAGTCATGTCTGTTCTTAATGACACTAAGAACTGCTTTATGGACTACCAAACTAAAGATTGGTTTAATGAGCAAATCTATTTACTTAATGCATCAGAAGGCGCACCTTTATACTACACGTACAACGGGTTAGATGCTAACGGAGACACTGAAGTCCTTGTTAGTCCTAAGCCAGACGGTGTGTACAGCCTTCGCTTTAATGTTGTTAAACGGCAGGCAGATTTAAGTACTAGTACTGACGTAATACTTGTTCCTTCACAACCAGTAATACATTATGCAGTTGCTTTATTAGCAAGGGAACGTGGTGAAACAGGAGGTACGTCTACTGCTGAATACTTTAGCATTGCTGATAAATACCTTTCTGATGCTATCGCTATCGATGCAGCAAAGCACCCCGAAGAGATGATCTTTAGGACTATTTAATATGTCACAAGAACTTAAAAGTATCAATCTTGTAGCTCCGGCGTTTAAAGGTGTTAATACCGAAGACTCACCACTAGCTCAAGATCCGTCGTTTGCTGAGATTGCAGACAACGCTGTGATTGATAAGCGCGGACGTATTGCTGCACGTAAGGGCCACACTGTCGTAACTACAAACAAGACTGTCCTTGGTACTGATTCATTACGTGCTATTAAAGAGTTTAGGGATGACGCTGGTAACACTAAAGTTTTTTCTGTTGGCAACAATAAGATCATTAGCGGTACAGCTACGTTAGTTGACGAGACTCCTGCTGGCTATAGTATTAACGCAGACAACTGGAAGCTAGTAGACTTTAATGACCGTATCTACATGTTCCAACGTGGGTTTGAACCTCTGGTGTATGATAACACTTCAGGCGAAGTAGAAGCCATGAGTGACCATACACATGCTGCTGGTGTTACTAGTGCTATATACGGTAACGAAGTCCTAGCGGCCTATGGTAGGCTCTGGACAGCAGACTTTACTGCTAACAAATCTACAATATACTGGTCTGATTTATTAAATGGTATACACTGGACAGGTGGCTCTAGCGGTAACATAGACATATCTAAAGTATGGCCTGACGGTTATGATGAGATTGTAGCTTTAGCGGCTCACAACAACGCCTTAATTATCTTTGGTAAGCATAGTATTATTGTTTACGACGGTGCTACTTCTCCTGCTTCTATGACGTTAGCAGACACTGTAGCAGGTATAGGCTGTGTCAACAGAGACACTGTGCAGTATACAGGTACTGACTTATTGTTCTTGTCACACACCGGTCTTAAAAGCTTTGGCAGAACAATACAAGAAAAGTCAATGCCTATTAGTAGTTTGTCGGGCAATATTAGCAAAGACATTATTGCGGCTTTACAAAACGAGACTGAGTTTTTTAGGTCTGTCTATAGCCCAGAAGAAGGTTTTTATCTGCTTACGTTTACAAGTCAAGATGTAACGTATTGTTTTGACGTAAGGGGTACGTTAGAGAACGGGTCATATCGTGTTACTCGTTGGCCTTCTACCGGCTTCACAGCGTTTACACGGTTAACTAACGGCACGTTGTACATAGGCACTACTAACGGCATCAGCACATACACAGGCTACAGTGATAACAATGTTGGTTATCGCTTTAAATACTATAGCCCAAGCCTAACCTTTGGTGACAGCTCAAGAGTCAAGATTCTTAAAAAACTTAAGCCTACATTGGTTGGTGCAAACGACGCAACAGTATTTATGAAGTGGGCGTATGACTTTGATACAACGTATGCAACAGCAGAGTTTACAATAGGTACTCAGATTACAGGTTTTTACGGTGTAAGTGAGTACACAACAGTAGAATTTACGGCTGGTCAATTAACTAACCAACGTAGTCTAAATACAACAGGGTACGGCACAAGTGTGCAGGTAGGACTAGAGTCAGAAATAAATGGCTTTGCTTTGTCACTACAAGAAATTAACGTAATGGCTTTGATAGGAAAGCTACTTTAAGGGAGTAAGACATGTCTAACGGATATTCATCAGAAAGCATAGATGATATGATTAATGATACTCAAGACGAGTATAACATTGGTTATGGCTCTGATGTTCTTAGCGCTGGTATAGGAAGCAGCGGCGGGGGCAGTGGTTTTATCGACATGCTAGGAAGCCTTGGGTCATTCTTGTCTCAACCAAGCGTTTTGCTTCCGGGCGTTGTAGGTGGTCTGTTAACAGGCGAAGCCTATGGTCGTCTTAGTGACATAGGACAACAAGCTAGAACAGGGGCTGAAGACCTTGCTGCTGCTCAAATGGAGCAGACACAGTTTAGACCGTTTACTGTGGCTACTGCTACTGGTGCCGGTATGGGTACTCAGCTAACTCCTGAAGGTGGTATTGAAACCACTATGGGCTTGTCCCCTGAAGAAGCTGCGTTGCAGAATCAACTCTTAGGAGGTGCTGGTGGTTTCTTTGGGCAAGCAGTACAGCCTAGAGAGTCTCGTGAACAGGCTATCTTTGAGCGTATGCGTAGAGCACAGCGTCCTGAAGAAGAACGTCAACGTCTTGCCTTAGAAGAGCGTCTAGCAGGACAAGGTAGGCTTGGTGTTAGCTCTGCTGCTTACGGCGGTGCTACTCCTGAGATGCTAGCTATGGCTACGGCACAAGAAGAAGGACGTAATAGAGCTATGTTGGGCGCTATGCAACAAGCGCAAGCAGAGCAAATGCAACAAGCACAACTAGGTCAGACATTCTTAGGTGCAGGTTATCTACCACAGCAACAGCTTATGGCGGCTACTCAACCCGCGCAGCAGTTGGCAGCGTTACAACAACAGGCACAGATACAGGGTGCTAGTTTGTTTGGTGAAGCCACTATGTCAGGTCTTGAAGCTCAGTTAGTTGCAGAACAAGCAAGGGCTAACCTTTTGGGTCAAACAGGTTCTGGTCTTTTGTCAGGAGCGTTAAGTCCTCCTCAGGCGGGCTTGGGTGATTTATTAGGTTTATTAGGAAAGGGGTAAATCATGGCTAAGTTTTCACAAACATTTTTACAAGGTCTGCTCCAACCTTCGTATCAGCAAGGACTGTTTACTGCCGCAGAGAAAGCAGGACAGTTCCCGGGGCAGCTACAACAACAAAAAATACAACAGCAGCAGATGCAAGCTATGGCTTCTGCTACACCAGAGCAAAGGTTTGATATTGCTATTGCTCAATTAACTAAAGCAGGTAAGTTAAGCGAGGCTGCAAAACTAACAGCGCAGAAAGCTAAGTACGTTGCAGAACAACGAGTACGTGTAAACACTCAAGTAACGTCTCTTGTTGCTAATCAAATGATCGCTACTGGTGCAACTGCCGTGCCTGAGAATGTAACTATTGACGGACGACAGGTAGAGATACCTTCTTATTTAAGGAGCGATATATTAGAAGAAGTAAACAGCATTCAAACTAGTAAAGACTCTCGTGAAGTAGCTATGACAGAAGGTACGCTATCTTCTTTTAGTAAGCAATATATAATAGATAATCCTTATTTGTTAGAAAATGATGATGTTCTTAGAACTCAGTACAACAGATTAATAGATCCTAATTCAGGTATGTTAAGAACAGAAAGAAAGAACGCTGCTTTAGCCTTGACTAAGGCCGTGGAAGCAGATAGAGCCGCAAAGAAAACAGCCCTGACAGGAGAAAAAGCGTTAGGCGTACAAGTAGAAGCGTTAATGGAGGATATAAAAACAAGAGGAAGTAATACGCCTTTCTGGAAAGGTAATGATATGGCTGACTTTCTTTCGGATGCTGAAGAAGATGAGCTTGAATTGTTTAAAGAACAAGCTGTTCTTAAATTACAGCAAAATCCTTCCGCTACTGAAGAAGAAGTTATTGATTACGCTATGACAGGAATGCGTAATAAAATACCGGGAGAAAGACAGTCTCGTGCTATAAGGGAAAACATTAAAATACGTAACGCAATGCTTGATGAGATTGTTGATGATTTAATGAAAGAAATGAACATGTCCCGTGAACAAGCAGAGGCAGAAGCACGTAGGCGGACAGATCCTTCACCTGCTAATATTAATGCTATCTTAGGCGCTGGCTCACCAATGTGATAACTTGAGGTTTTCATGGCAAAAACTACAAAGACAACTGACAAGTCTGAAAAAAATAAAAGTCCTGAGGTTAATATTTCTCAGGAAGAGCTTGTTGCGAGTATACCTGAAAAGGCAAGGACAGCAATAGACGCTGGTGCTACTTTACAACAGGTAGCGGCTATATTAAAAACAGATGAAGAGTCTGTTGCGGCGCTTTTAGATATTGAAATTAAGACAGGATCAAAACTAGATTATTTTATTCCTTATGGTAAAGAGTTTGATTCAGAGTACGATCAAGCTCCTAGTATGTTTAGACAAGTATCTGATAAAGTTAAATATGCTTTAGACTCTAAAGAGCTACCTAGTGTCGATAAACCTGACGTTACTCTTACTGACTTAATGGCACAGTCTAAACCGTCGTTGCCTAGTTTTAAAGTTCCTAATGTAAGCGTCGATAAACCTGATGTTACTCTTACTGACTTAATGGCACAGTCTAAACCGTCGTTGCCTAGTGTTTCTTTACCTACGTCTGCTAATGCTCCTAGGTCTTCTACTGCTTTAGCTCCAGCACGTAAAGATATTAGTCCTATGGGTACATACGGGATGACTCGTGAGGAGTTTGCACAAGCAAGAGGACCACGTATAGGTGATGTAAAAAGATCTGATGTAGGAGGAGTACTTAAAGACGTAGATGTTTCAGGTCTTTCTGAGTCTCTTATGGCAAAGATAAATGCATTTGCTGAGTTTAATGCAAACCTTGATGTAGCTGGTTATAGAACTCCAGATGCTATAAAGACTGAAGATCTGACAGCTGGTCTTTCTGATGAGTTGGCAAAAAAAATTAATGATTATAAACAAGCTAAGTCTGATGACGCTATTGGAGTACTTCGTGAAATAGCAGGAGGCTTGAGCTTACAAACAGCCGATGAGCTTGAAGCCTTAGCAATAGCCGCCACAAAAGGAACGTCTTACTCTGTTGAGAAAGAACGTATTAATAAAGAAAAAGAAGAGTTTGCTTATCTTAATCCTGTGTCAGCTACAGTAGGTGAAGGTCTTGGTATTGTACCGGGCGCTGTTCTCAGTACTGCTGCTTTAATTAGGCTTGGTATTGTAGGTCTTCCTGCACAGTCTACTATTGAGGCTGGTACATACGGTTTTATGTCAGGAGAGTCTCCTCAAGAAAGACTTATTATGGGTGCTGGAGGAGCGGCAGCAGGTCTTGTTACAGGTAAAGTACTAGACTCTGTATTTAATCCTTCTTTTGTTAAGAAATCTACTGACACAGAGTCACTAAACGTACAACAAACAGATGCACTACAAGAAGCAGTATCTGCTAATAAAGTAGTAGTACGTCCTGATGCACAGCTTACTGATGATCAAGTAATAGATCAACTTATTATTAGAGAGACAGAGTTTCTTGCTGAGTCTTTAGGTCTTCAAGGTGTAGACCCTAATAAGTTAGGTAACTTTAATGTTAGATTGCTTAACTTTGGTAGTGAGATGGGAGTACCTAACAGACAGATTAATAAGATTGTAGGTAAAAACTCTAGGATAAAAGAGCTACGACAGAACTCTAATAGAGGATTTATCGATGCTGACGATCTTAATGCATATAGACGTGACTTACTTGATAACGTATCAGGTAGATTCTCATTAGATGCTAACAAAACAATACCGTCAGCTCAGAATACAATTATTAAGCTACGCCGCTTAGGGTCTCCTCTTGCTACTTTAGCAGAAAAAGTAGTAGGCACGGCATTTTCAGAGCGGATTGTTAGGGGGATGAACCGTGTTGTTCGTGGGCAGTCTGAGCTTGATGAGATATGGAAGGGTATGGAACAGTTACGTACTCTTGCTGACGATGTTAAGTTTAACGATATGATGTTAGATGCAGTTAACGCACAAAGATTAGGCAGTAAAGCCGCAACAAAAGCTCTAGAAAATGCTAAAGCCTATGCAGATAAAAACATAGGACAAGGAGCAGGGGACAGACTGCAAAGATTCTTTGACGATAACTTAGAATTCAACAGTCGTTACCGAAGAGAAGTAACCAAAGGCCCGTTGTCTAACGTGTGGCTACATTCTGCTGTTAAGTCCAGTGACGATGATGTAAGTCTACGTATTAACAGAGCACGAGCCGCTGGTAAGTCTGAAGATGTCGCCAGTAAATCCCGTAAGCGTAAAGCTATGGAAAAGGAACGTGAGAAGCCTTTAGATGAACAGCTAGAGTACGTTAATATATTCGACTCTCATTGGCGTTGGCAACGTGAAACACTAACTCGTATGGAGCTAGGTAAGCAGTTAGGTTTACGTACCTCTGGCGCTCCTCTTGCTGCTCCTGATTTAAAAGATCTTCCTAAAGCACTCAGGAAGAAAGTAGAAGCGGGAGAGATGACTGCTCTTGAGGCATTAGCTAAAATAGAGACTGATACTTTTAAGTTGTTTGACGAAAAGATTATACGTGAGGCTTTCGAGAGAGAAGGTTTTAGCGATACTCAAATAAAGAACGCTATTGAAATACTAGACGATCTAGGCGTAAACGCTAACAGGGGTATGGCTCAAGAGTTAGAGATGGTTCGTTCTCTTGGATACGTAGGTACTATTGCCAACCCTTACGGCGCTTTGATGAATGTTCATGATTTGTTTAACGCATCTTTTGAACTAGGAGTAGGTAATGTACTTAAAGCTTTGTTTGCTAAAGATGGTATACGTTTTTCTGCTGATGACGTAGGTTTGGGTCGTCAAGTATTTGGTGAGTTCATACGCCGTGCTTCTAAAGGCGACCCTAAGCTTGGTTCTCCGTTCATTGAGAAGATGGTGAAGGGCAGTGAAGATCTGCTTCAGTGGTCAATGAAAGCGTCAGGTTTTGCTAGTCTGGATAAGTTTGGTAAAGGACGCATAATGGGTGCTTCTTTTAATAAAGCAAAGCAAGACATATCTAAAGGAAACTTTGATACTAAATGGCAACACAGTTTTAGTAAAGCAGAGCTAGATCAACTTAAGAAAGACATAGCAGCTAACAATACTAATAGTGAGTTGGTTCGTGACTTAGTTATGTTTGACTTGTTTAGGTTACAGCCTATTAATCCCGCCGCTCAAACATCTTTTGGTCTTGCTAATCCTAATGCTCGTTTGTTTTACATGCTTAAAGGCTTTGCTATTAAACAGTTTGACTTGATAGAGAGGCGCATCAGAGGAGAGTGGAAAAAAGGCAACAAAAAAGAAGCACTTAATAATGCCATGAAGTACATAGTTCTTTCTGGTGGCGGGTACGGTGTTGTTAACGAAGCACGTCAGGTAATTAAAGGTGAAGCTCCTGATCCTAAAGAAGCTGCATACGGTGCTCTATACCAGATAGGATCTGTTCTTACGTTTGGTGCAATGGGCGCTAATGACTATGGTTACGCTAAGTTTATGGAAGATCCAGTACACGCTATGGTATTAAACGCAATGCCACCCATAGGAGCTACACTGCCTGCTGCTGTGTTAGAAGACATAGCTGATGCAGCAAGAAAAGGAGATCCTTTACCTGATGAAACACTATATGCTTTGCCTGTAGTAGGTAAGACATTGAAGGGTGTATTAGGGGACTAATAAAAAAGGGGCCGAAGCCCCTGTAGGTTACAGCTCGCAGTTATTGCCCGTACAAGCTAACTGCTGAGACCCTTCCGTCATGTCAGAGTTCTCAGAGATGTTCCAATCAATTGTCTCTGGGAATTCCTCCTTCAGCTTCTCATAGGTCTCTACGTCGATGGGTTCATAAGGAGCCTGTTGGTATGTGTGTTCGGAATAAGGCAGAAAACTAACACCGCTTATCTTATCGAACTTGTTATACAACCACTGACCTACCTCAAGGAACTCATCATCACGATAGTAACACGTCATAGATGGTTTATGTTCACACCAATAGTCCTGATATATCTCCCATAGTTCTAACTGCTCCATAGCACCCATCTCAGAGGCCACCACAGCCCCGTCAGGAGACTTTATAGGGAAGGAGAATACCTTGGTAGAGGGTGACATTACATCGTCTTCTACAGGGATTCCTGCTTCTTCAAGGACGGAGCACAAAGGGTCTCTCGCGTCTGCTCGTACTCTTCTAATGTACTGATCCGCATATCGAGGGTGTATCCCGCTAGCAGAATCAACCAGTTGAGACACAGTACCGCTAGGCTTAACGGCGGTAATAGCAGTAGAAATATTAATAGCCAGTCTGTCAGCCCATGATTTATTCGTAGCGATAGCTTCTTCACGTAACTCAGTAAGCCATGTTTTAAGTACACCTTTATCCTTCCTTCCCGACAGTGTCGGATGATCCATGATCCCTGTTAATGATACTCCTAGTAATGCTTCTTCCTCTGTATTCTTCTGCCATACCTTACGTAGGTAACGGAAGTCAGTTAGGGTAGCCTGTAGAGTTCCAAGGATAGCCGCAGTACGTACTTTTCGTTTGAGGTCTGAGAGCGTATCTGTTGACCTGACAACAACCTCTGATAGATTGCAGAATTGGTTAGGCCGTAAGATGATTTCGCTACATGGATTAGTTCCAAAATCATAGGTAGCATCTCGTCGGTCGTTCTTTGCAGCTTGCTTTTGACTTGCGACTCTAGAGAACATACCTCGCTCTCCTGAACGGGACTCGTATAAACTTTTCCACTCATTTAAAAATGCCTCGAAGTCTGGCTTCTCTGTATAGCAAGCACTGTTGTTTGCTAGTCCGCGTTGAGGATTGTCGTTCCACCACTGGCCTGACTTGCATCTTCGGAGTCTATCGTCAGTGAGGTTAGACAGACTGATGAGAGCGGACCTGCGTACACCTCCGACGACGACGATCTGTGCAATCTTACAGCAGAGATCATGACATTCGATGGAGCTAAGTTTACGTCCAGCAGCCTCCCGAAAGACGCTGACTGTGAAGTTGAACAAATCGACAAGAGGCTCTGGACCAGATGCTCTACCTCCGAAGGTCTTAAGGGATGCCCCTGCAAGTCGTACTCCAGACACGTCCCATTTTGGAAGTTGGCCTGAATACAACAAGCTAATAAGTTCCCTGTAAGCTTTAGCCCATCCAATTTTGCTGTCGGCGACATGTATAACGGTATCGGTATCATGAAATTCCTCTGCTACTTCAGGTAGCTTGCTAACGTACTGACGTTCAACGCTGTAGCCTACTCCAGTTCCGCACATAAGTACGTACATCATCTCGTCAAACGCTTTAGGGTGGTCAATAGGTAGGTAGCTACAGTTAAATCCAGCTACGTTGTCACGGTCAAGAGCCTCACCAGCAGTCATCAATGCTCTCATGCTAGGCATAACATCCATGTCGTGAATGTCTTTAAAGATACCGTTAGCTTCTTCGAGTGTTAGCTTACCTTTCTCAATCCAGAAGTTTAGGTAGCGGTCAATTGTTTCTTCCCAAGTCTCACGGCGTTGTTGCTCTGGTAGGTAGCGAGCGTAGCGGGACTTGTGTATGTACTGCTGATATGCATCCATCAATTCATTTCCTTAATTAGTCGTTCAATATACCACTTACACTTACGTAAGTCCTCAACAGGTTTCCCTTTGTAGTCATATCGCCATAAGTATTTAAGAGCATTGCCCTTAAGATAACCATTAAACTCATGCTCTGGCATAGATGCTTTGATTGCTTCGATAGCTTCTATCGTGCCTTTGTTGTAATGGTCGGGCTTAGTCACAGGATCAGGTACTTCCCTAAGCTTGTCCCATTCAGCAGGAGTTATATTGTCAATACTCATTCCATCTCCTTAAACTTGTAGACTTTCTCTAGCACTCTATCAGCAAACTTTTCTACTAAATCTTCTGCTGTGATTTCAAGTGCCTCCATGATTGTTACCTCATCGTAATGTTCGGCAACGTGTTCTAACAGCTCGTCGAACGTCATCCATACTTTCTCCTGAGATAGTTAATACTAATAGGTAGCTCATCGAACGATCCGTTGTTTACTTCATTGAGCATCCAGATACCTGACCAGCTTCCATTCGTTTGAGGGTTTAGATAATCTTCAGAATGAGTATAAAAAATGCCAGCAAACAAACCAGTGATACTATTTCCATCTGCTTTTCTTGCATAAGCTATGTCTCTATCTTGAACGTGTCCCATTATACAGGACATAAACTTCTTCTGTAGCATTAACTTTGCAGAAGAAACAGGACGACCCATAACACCGCTAGTAAAGTAGTGGCAGTAGGCTACTCCGTCAATGATGATGGGCTGTAGGAACGGAACAACTTCCCAGCTACCTAAGTGAAAGTCCTTGTAAGACATAAGACCTTCTAGCTTAGAGTCAGACTCGATAGCACGTTCTATCCTGTGCTCGTGGTTGCCTAGCAGGAACACCATTCGAGGCTTCCACAGTCGTCGCTTGCCCTGTCGAAGGCGTCTACGCTCTGCCTCTATTGGCTCTAGGAACCTAGCCATTGCTTCGTTACCTGCTTCGATGTCGTTGACATAACGTCTACCCTCGAACGACTTCTTACCTACGTCATAGCTACTAAGACTTGGCATGTCCCAGTGATCCCCCAGATGGATGATAACGTCAGGTTTAGTTGCTGCTGCGTAGCGTCCTGCCCAGTACATGTGGTCAAAGTTACTGTCAGGTTTTACTTGTGTGTCTGGTATTACTAGATGCCTAGTCATAGCCACTCCTTGGGTAAGGTACTTGGTGTGTACCAATCAAACCCGTTCTTGTCTGCCCAGTCTCTCATACGGTAACGAGTACCATCTTTACGTCGTCTTGATCCCGGCATTGGTGTATTAGGATTCTGAAATATAAACACAAGATCTTCATATTTACCTAGTGCCTTACGTACTTCTACGTACTTACGCGCTTCTTCTCTAGTTCTGAATCTGCCTTTTGCTTCGATGTAAGTCATCCATCCTGCGTTGTTGTAACAGAAGTCAGGTTCGTACATCTTAGGTATGATGTAGCTGATCCTCTCAGCAGGATGATATGTACAACTCTTCATCTCAGCATAGAGCTTCTTCTCTAGATTACTATCAAACTTCATCAGGAATCCTATACTTGTCGTCAGTAGATCTAAGAAGATAGAGAAGTTGAAGACTTTCATACAGCCTATCAGCGTCGAGTTCGTTGTCCTCGTATAACTTAAGACATCGCTCGTACAACTCTCTCTCTGTTGTCCAGTCCTGTAGCGCCTTCTCTGCTTTCTTTGGACCTACTCCATGTATACCGGGAATGTTGTCTACCCTGTCGCCCATCAAGGCTTGACGATACAGCCACTCTGTAGCAGAGCGTTCATCAACTTCCTTCATGATCTTCTTGGTGTAGTCATATATCTTTGTGGGTATCTGCAAGAAGTCTTTGTCGAGAGAACAGATAATAGATTTATGTTCTAACTCAGTAGACTTGATAGCTATGCAGTCATCGGCTTCCATGTTAACAGAGAGGTCCGCTTTCCATGCATCTAGCATGTACTCACGGAGTGCGTTCTTATGTACGGGTTTACGTACGGGACGGCTACCTTTGTAGGGTTGAGAAACAGCAACCTCATTTCTGAAGTTACTGCTTCCGGTAAGGTACAGCTTGTGGTTGTCGTAATGCTCAGACAGATCAGAGATCAGCTCAGAGATATAGTTAGCCATAGTCTGGATTGCTATTCTCTCTGGCTCATCATCACAGGCAAAGCCAACACGATATACAAGCATGTCACCGTCGATGAGTATCACACAGCTTCCTCAAGATCAAAGTCAGGTGCATACTCTACGACGTTAGAGATAACCATACGTCGAAGTGAAGGCGAACGACCCTTCTTCTTCATGTACTCCCAGTCATAGTAAGTAACGAGGCACTTCGCTTCTGACCCGTTAGCAACGACAACACCCATTTCAGGATCATCGTCTTCACTAGTAGGAGTACGACCTTTGATCATTAACTCACTACCGTCTGGGTTAAATGCACGGTACTTGTTCTTAGACTTACAGGTGATGTAGTAACCACGGTCGTCACCCTTGTTGTTTACGTTGACACCCATGTCTTCGAGTGCTGTTACTGCCTCGTCTGACAAGAGAGCTAGGTCTACTGTGTACTTACCAGCCAGCTCATTCTTGTGGGTAAGGTTAGGCCAGAACAGTTGGCACTTAAGGTTGATGTTTGCTTCGCTCATATTAACTCCAGTTAATTTTACAAGTAATATTATACCACACTTTTGCAGATTGTGCTAATGCGTTTCGGCCCAATTACTACCAATACGATACTCACCATCTAGTGGGCAGTTAAGGTTAAAGGTTTCGCCAGCTTGAATGATAGCCTGTACCGCAGACTTACCTACGTACTCAGCATCTTCAGGATGACACTCTATTTGCCACTCATCGTGGACTTGCGCTACTAGCTTGAAGTCTACATGCTCAAGTAATTCATACAGGTGTATCACTGCCTGTTTCATTACAATAGCACCAGCTCCTTGTAGTAATGTGTTCAACGCGGCATGAGCAGAACGGACACGTAGTCGTCTACCGTCTAGGCCATCAAGAAACCCAGAGTCTGCTTGCGTTGTTACGTCCTTCCTTAATCGTGCGAGAGAAGGTACGTTACTTAAGAATCTTTCTTTTAGTTTGGCACCAAGCTGTGCATTACCACCTACGACAGATCCTATCTTTGCATTACCTGCACCGTATAGGAATGCGTAGATAAATGTCTTAGCCTGCGCCCTCGTCTTTAGTCCAGCCGCTTCTTGATTAGTTGTGTGTATATCTCCTTCTAAGATTTCTTTCGTATAGCCTTCGCTATCCATGTAGTGAGCCAGCATCCTAAGTTCCAGACCAGATGCGTCAGCCCCAACGAGAACACGGTCAGGAGGAACAATAAAAAGCTTGCGGCAATCGCTACCGTACTCTGCATAAACAGCAGGAACTTGCGCCAGATTAGGACTAGAATGCGCCATGCGTCCTGTAACAGCCCCGATGTGTTTGACTCTTCCATATATCCTTCCTTTGTTTTCTGCCTTGATCCATGACAATACTTGAGAGTGTCTCTTCTGTAAGAGTAGATACTCGAGCACCGTCTTTGATTCAGGTACGTGTAGGTTTTTCTTAAGAGTAGATTCATCCACCTTCGGTTTACCTGATGGTGTCTTCTCTTTCCATACTGCACCTTTCTTCTCTAGCCTCTCAGCTATCTGTTGCCTAGACCCTACGTTGAAGTGAGTGTATCTGACAGGCAATGGCTTACCTGATGTCTTGTGATACCTCTGCTCTTCAGCTATGGGTGGGAATATATTCTGCAATGCTGCTTCAATACTTAGCATCTTAGTCTCTAGCTGTCGTTCTAATTGCTTTGCATCAGAAGCATTGAACCCAAAGCCATTGTCTTCTTGATCCTTGCATATATGTGCGACAGCGTGTTCAAGGTAGACGCTTGTGTCAGAGAAGTCGAACATCTGTAACTGAAGGCACAACATCTCATACAACTTCTCAGTCACTGACACGTCACGCATACAGTACTTGATCATCTCTTCAGACAACTGAGTCCAGTCATCGTGGTCACCCTTGGGTAGGCGTAGCTTCTCTCCCCACGTAGCGAGACTGTGACCTCCCTGTACATCAGGATGGAACAGCCTAGACATAACCAACGTATCAACAACACGCTCAGGATGTATCTCAATGTCCCATAGCTTCTTCAGTACAGGTCCATCAAAGCCTATGTAGTTGTGACCACATACGTGACCACCCCTAGCTAGTTCCTCGAACAGTGACTCCCTACAGGTATGGAGACAGTGATCCTCGTTTGGCCTCTTTGTCACAACACAGTGTATTACCGATGGCTGGAGACCATCCGTTTCTATATCCAAGAACACTATATTCGTAGTAGGCAATGTCCAAGTCTTCTTGCTCTGTAATTTCTCTACCATAACTCTTCATCTCCATATTCTGTTCCTGAGTAACTATCCAGTTCCCCATCTTCGACATCATAAGACTCCTCTATGTCTGATAAATGTGCATAGTCTAAGTTACCTTCAATGATAACGTCATCTTCAATTAAGAATTTACTACAAGTGCCGCATAAGTCAACAAACTCTTTTGAGTCAGTGAACTTACGTGTCATCTCGTACTCGTTAAGTAGCTTGTTGCATGCAATACATCTCACTCCACCATCTCCGTCAGTCTGCCTGTGTCTTTATTATATAGCAACGAACACGCTGGTCCAGTCATACCACTGAACCTGTTCTTCAGTACCCTGATGCTTGTTGTGTTACGCACCATCTGATCTTCTGCTTGTGCATTACGCTCTAGTCCAAGAACAATATCAGACAACTGAGCAATTGAAGCACTGCCACGAAGCTGACCCAGACTAGTAACTGCTCCATCCTCATGGCCTTTTCCTTCTGGTCTGCGTAGGTGACTAACAACAAACATACATATCTCCATCTCCTGACAGAACATACGTAGCTTGGTCATGATCTCATCAATGGCTTTACGTTCATCACCATTGGCTTGATCCGATACCAGAATGGATATGTGATCGAGGATGATATACCTAACACCAAGCACCTTAACTTGGTAGCGGAACCTAGCCAGAACATTCTCGATCTGATTAGAACCAAACGAATCCCACAGCACAACACGGTCATCCAGATCCAACGAATTGAATACGTACTCTACCTCATCAGGGGTGTAGTCACATCCGGGTAGGTGTATTGGTTTGTTGATCTGTAGACCCACTAGTCCACGGGCAGTACGATCTGGTGTCTCCTCAAGAAAAGCTAGACCTATCCTCTCGTTAGTCTGTGATGCAATCGAGAACACTAACTCACGCATGAAGGTTGACTTACCTAAGCCAGACCCAGAACAGATCGTTACTAGCTCAGTAGGTCTGACACCAAACGTCATGTCATCCAGTCCCTTGTATGGGTAGCGTACCTCTGCCTCAATCAGTGGCTTCTTCATCGCCTCACGTAGTGATCCTATCATCACCATACCGTCAGGGGTATACACCTTGGCGTGCCACCACCGCTTGATGAAGTCATCCTTGTCGGCGTTCATCAGGTAGTCCGATGCATCCTTATGCTCACCGTGCTGATAGATCTTTGCCTTACCACCAAACAGATCGGCACACTCATGCGCTGCTTTCTTACCATGATCGTCGTTGTCATAGCAGAAGATGATGTTGTCAAACTTATCGAGGAACTCGTATGCCCTGCGACAATCCGCCGCCGCACCCTGCGCACCATTACGAATAGAGACTACTGGATACTTGTCACCGAACATCTGGTACGCAGACAGTGCGTCCATCTCCCCTTCCACTACGGTTATGTACTGACCACCCGAAGGGAACAGGTGTTGACCGAACAGTCCAGCCTTCTTCCAGTCACCTTCGATCTTGAACTGCTTGTCAGGTGTACGTTTTTTAACCGCAGTTAATTCACCATCGGGGGTGTAGTACCCGAAGCGTACGTCATCACCTAACAACGTAGTGGAATACTTCTCCATTGTACGTGCATCAAGACCCCTGTCCTGTAAGCTCCTGTGCGCCCCTTTAAGCTCCATTACAGGAACCCTTGGGGTTGGTACTCGATAGTCGTTAATGTCTCTCACAGAGCCTCCTGCGCCGTCTGACGATGGGGTAAACGTGGCACATGCGAAACAATAACTAGATCCGTCCTCATTGTAGGACAATGCATCACTAGAACCACAATCATTACACTTCTGGTGCAACTCAGTAAAGGCCATCAGTGCACCTCCATGCTAGTACCGAAACGAGAAAGATAACGAGACTCTAACTCATCATCGTTTAACGAATCAAACTCCATTGCAAAAAGATTAAAAAGAGTATTCATCGCCTCCATGTAATTAACACTGTACATGTGGTCATCAGTTAACTCCTCGACCATACGTTGCCTGTCTTCTGTTTTCATATCACCTCCTATAAGTAATATGTATTATTAATACTTAGTACTAATGCATAGTACTTACTATGTAGTCTATATAGAAGAGTATACCACACCACGCTTCTTTTTGGCGGCACTCTTCTTGTGACTTTTAACACTTGATTTACAGCGCGGCTTATGATTTCTGACGTACCGCTGTGTATCTCTCCCCATAATAATCCTCCCTATCATCGTTGATATGCTCCAAGAAAGTACGCAACTTACCAGAACGCTTGAGCTTTTGCAACGCACTGTATTCTATTGCACGTACCGTTGTCCTACTGAGACCCAACTCATCAGCGATTTCCTGATGGGTCATGTGGTAGTCAAGGTAGTTACCTCGCTTCTTCACTATCTCTTTCCTCCTTGTACTTACCTATCTCATCCTCGTGGTACTCATCTGCATAGTCCCACTTACACCGGTCACTGTCTTGATCCCAGTACTCTTGGTACTCATCGTGCCACACTTCCCAAGTCTCACGTCCCATAGAAACGGCCTCCAATACCCAGACACATTACTTTACATGCTCGACAATAACGTCTGTCGTCTCACGCTTATAACATAATAAACAATCCATACACTTCTGTCCAGTACAGTTAGCCTCACCGTCATACGACTCCGACACGTTGTTGAATACACGGTCGAACCCACGCGGTGGAGATAACATCACGTTATCTATCTTAGGATTACTATAAACAAGAAGCATATTACTAGGCACTAGATGCAGATTCGGACGCACTAGATTCACACGCTTAGTCCACAATGCAAAGGTAGAGTGCTTGTTGTCCTCCGCTATCGCACATAAATTACGGAAGTGCTGCTCATTTATCAGCTCACCATGCCCATGAAACCGCACGAATGCACCGGACGTACGAGGCAACACGAACTCAGCATCACTCGCAAGGATGTCACTATTCCTCTGGAAGGATGGTTGGCAGTTCTTCCTATAACTAGAAAGCATACTAACACTGTAACACTTGGTACAAATCTTGCTTGCATCAGTCTTGTTAGACTCCTGCATACAGAATGGATTCGTAACCGTGTTGGTGTTGATTGCTTGTATACCCTCTAGCTTCCCTGACATCTTACTTATGCTAGGCATCGGGTGCATAGACCACCTCCTCTTTAACGACACGGCATTCTTCGCCGTCTGCTATGTGCCTATCACAGAAGTACTTTGCATTATTAAGAGTAGAATTCCAAGACGACCCATCATCATCTCTCTCCTCCCACTCCCACGTCTTACGGTTAAACCTCTGCACAATAAACCAAGTATCCATAGCCATACATTACACCTCCACATCATAGACCGTAGTGGTCTCTTCATCTTCGCGACGATAACACACCACGTCATCCTCATCCCAGTCGATAGTACAATCCAACTCACTCAGAGCATTATCGATTGCAGCTTGCTCTGCTAGATCCTCATCACTGCTCTTAACATACTGCCTACGTGTAACAGTAACGGTCACATCGAATGCATAGACGTGCACTAACTCTTTGTCCATCTTGTCAAGCTGTAACACTGTGTCCTTGAGTAGTAGATCCAGCTCCTCAAACAACTCACCCTTTGGATGATTGTAAATGTCGTACTCGATAAAGCTACGCATCTTACTTAGCTGATCGCGTAACTCTTCTAGATCTTCCCTGCTTGTTAGTAAGTCATTCATTCTGTACACCACTCCACTCGTTTAATAATATTATCACCATACTCATTCGCAGTATAGTCGTTGATTACTTCTATTGCTTCACTGGTACTGGTGACGTTGCCGTACACAAACTGGAACCACGCCACGTAATCATCACGCTCGTCACTCCACACACCCACGTCATCGAAGTCACACTCACCCATGTTGTCTAACACCGTGAAGTGCTCACGAGACTTCTCAACGTCAGCGTGCTCACCCTCACCACATACAGTGATGCTCTTGTCTGAGTCACGTAACACTGCGTCAATAAAGTACTGCGCCACTCTGTTCTCTGTAAAATGCATAACTACTCCTCATCAAATGAATCACGACACTTGTCGCACATATACGCCCTCGTCTTGTTACCTACGAGAACCTCCCTAGTGCTGGCGTCCTCATCAGGGAAAACATCCTGCACAAATCTGTCGGTATAAAGATACCAACCCCACGAATCTGTGTCAACTAGACGGCTGTGCTTAGTCCTACACAGCAGACAGGTAGCTGACACTTTGATTTTACTAAACAGATCTACTACTTCTCCCATAGTGTTTCTCCACTATCTCTTGATTGATATCTTCCCAACACGACACGCAGATACATTCGCCGTCGTCCTCTTGGTACACATCCTTCTCACTGTGAAACCACTCACTACACTCACCACATTCAAAGACCATAGACATCAGAATATATCCTCCGCCATCTCCAACATACACTCAATGTCATCAGGACTGCTCCACTCATCAGGATACGGTGACATATCTTGCGCCACACGTATTAGCTCCATCATTTGAGCAGGATAGATAGGGCTGTGTATACATACGTGTTGACCACTTCCAAATGTATGAAACGCACCGCATCCATACTTAGCAAACGCCACTGACGCCTGTTTGTATGTGTGTCCTTCCATATCATGTAACTCGTCATGATCCCACGGTTCACCACAATGCCTACAATGAATATCCATTGTCACTCCTCCTATGTATTAACACGACCATCAGGTTCAATGCATAACCACATACCACACCACTTAACCACAACGGCAGGGTCACACATCATTGGTTCAACACTACGCCTGAACGTACGGTACGACATACCCTGACTGTTAAGCCTCCACTTATGTAACAACGATTGTTGCTGGTTCTTAGTTAACGGAATCACTAGTCAAACCTCCCTACTCGTTGATTGCCTACGCTGTCCTTGATGCCGAAGATAGAATAAGGATAAGCCCACATCGTCCACCCATTGAAGTCAACACGAGCGAATGGCTCAAGCGGCTCATCTTCCGGCGCGTGATACCCACCAGCATCATCAATGTCACCCTGCCAGTGATCAGCGAATCCACCCATACCATACGAGGCGTTCATCTCATCGGCGACGGTAGCAATGCCACCACCTTCAGTCCTTGCCGCTACAACACCACGACCGAAGAACTCAGGGACTATACCCAGCCACTCACGATCTGCGTGCTTATCAAAGTATTGAATCATCATAATTAAAACCCTCTAAAAATTAATCTGGATTAATTAATGCCGGTAATATAAACAGAACGAATACCCGACACAGTTATTATCTCATTTAGTTATAACGGTGTCAACCGACCTGTCCACCCATATTGTCAAGCATAAATTACAGACATAAAAAAACCGCCCGAAGGCGGCTGAATTGTGGACGTTGGTGCGGGTTTAGCTGGCGTCGCGGTGCAGGTCGATGGATACCTGCGCGAGGTAGTGAGCAATTTCCATTTTTGTGTGCCCGTTATCGAAGGCCTTTTGCATGAACTCAGAGAACAGGTGACCGATGGGGTTAGCGTTATCAGCCGTTGGCTCGCTCGACTCAGACTCTGCCGCGACCTCTTCATCGCTGGAGACCTCTTCATCCTTCGGGATGCCAAGCGCCTCGTAACATAACCGAAGCGACGGCGTCCGGCATTGAGCGGTCTCAAGCACTAGCAGACCGTCCTCGATAGTGCTGATTTGGTGATACTCAGATAGCTTTTTATCT